CGGCATACGCCGACGCTCAGGTCTACTCAGTCGCTGCCTCTTCACCCGAAGAGGAAGCACCCGACGAAGAAGAAGAAACACCAACCCCAACCCAACCATCCGAGGAGGATGAAATGTCAGAAGCAATTGAAGCAGCAGTACCCACTGCTCCCATCCAGTACGCAGCACCGAAGCGCGAGTTCAAGCTTCCCACTATTGCGGAATACATGATCAAGTTCGCTGCAGGCGGATCCGAGTTCGCTGAGTTCAACCAGCGCATCGTCGCAGCTGCACCGAATGTCACCTCGACCGACACACCCGGCATCTTGCCAGTGCCGATCATCTCGCCGATCTATAACTCGTTTGTACCCAATTATCGCCCATTGATTACTGCAATGGGAGTCCGCCAAATGCCAGCATCGGGCAAGGTGTTCATCCGTCCGAAGGTCACCACGCACACGACAATTGGCGCATCCAACGGCGAACTCGTCGCACTTGATCAAGGTACTTTTGTCGTGGACGACATCCAGATCACGAAGGCCTTGTACGGCGGATATGTAAACCTGTCCGAAGAATCAATGGACTTCACCTCGCCCGAGGTTCTCGGTGCATTAATTGACGACATGGCACGCATCTACGCAAACGCCACCGATGTCGCAGCTTGTGCAACATTCGAAGCAGGAGTCACCCAGACCGAAGCATTGACCTCAGGATCGACACCTGCCGACTGGGTAGCGTTCATCTACAACTCAGCAGAGCAAATCTTGACTAACTCAAACGGTAACCTGCCCAATGTGCTCGTGATGTCGCCTGCGTATTACGCATCACTCGGCGCACTTGTGGACGATGCTGGTCGTCCGTTGTTCCCCAATGTCGGCCCACAGAACGCAGTCGGCACCGGCGCATCGGCCTCAACCTTTAACGGCAACGCTTTCGGCCTGTCGCTCGTAGTTGACCGCAACTTGGTCGCTGCAGGCGGAAAGAACCTTTATGTCGGTGACAGCACTGGCTTCGAATGTTGGGAACAACAGCGCGGAGCTGTCAGTGTTGAACTTGCAGACGGTGCGCTCGGTCGAGTTATCAAGTTCCGAGGCTACTTCTCGTCTGTCATGATCGACGCGACGAAGTTCGTCAAGCGAGCCTGAACCGACTAGACGAGTAGAGAGAACGAACGATGGCAACATACACAGTCACGCATCACCAGCGTCTGTCAGATGTTGCCGTCGTTCAGACTCTTGAGAACACTGACATCGCGATCGGTCAAACGATCACGCTCTCAGGTCTAGGACATGGCCTCAACGGCTCACACATTGTCTATGCAGTACCGACCTATTTGTTCATCGGAATTGACGAAGAAGGCGACTACCTTTTCGACTCGGATGTCATCATTCCGAACCAGTTGCTCTTCAACGATGTCGGCGACGACCTCCCACGATCAGCTGCAGATCCTGTCGGATCGCTCGTCTGGACTCAGACTTGCACATGGATCACAGTAAGCGATCTCACCGAATTTCTCGGAATTAGCGGAGCGACCGCCAACGACACGCTATTCATGACCTCATCAGTTAACGCTTCAAATGCATGGTCATTTAAGCGCAGAGTTCAGGCCGGCTATCACGACAGTCTCACGACCGTCCCGGATGCTGCAGTCAAAGCTGGAGTCGTGCTCATGGCTGCATCGTTGTACCGTGAGCGCGGAAGTTTGGACTCCTTCAATAGTTTTCAAGACATGAACATCAGCGCACCTGTCGCTTCAATGGGTCGGATAAACCAGTTGCTCGGCATCAAGAGATCGCAAGTGGCATGAGATGGCAGGCATCTTCACAGACACGATCAGCGCTGTCTCAGCGACGATCACAGCTCTCGGCCTTGTGCCGGTCACTGATCCTCGGAACGCTCGACCTCTTACTGTATTCGTTGAGCTTCCTACTTTCAGTTCGTTCAATAACCAAACAGCGGACATCACGATCGATCTCCGAGTGTTGGGCGCGCCACCCGGCAACCAAGACACTACGGACTACATACTCGGAGTCGTTGATCAACTAATGGACTCCTCTCTCGCAGTCATCTCTGGCAGACCTACGATCGCATCGATCGGTTCTGCCGAGTTACCTGCTTACGACCTCACAATTAGAATCGGCACCAGCCGCATATAAAAGGACAAAACAATGGCAACAGTCACCTACCTCAGCAACCCCACCGTCACCGTCACAGCACCATCAGCGATGACCTTGACCGATCACTGCTCAGCTGCAACCCTGACCCTCACGGCAGAAGCACTTGAGAACACGGCCTTCGGTCAGACCTCACGCACTTTCACCGCTGGGCTTTACAGCAATGAGCTCACGCTCACACTGTTCCAGAGCTACGGAGCGACCGAAGTTGAGACCATGCTGAACACCTTGTTCGGTGTTGAATCCACACTCGTCATCAGCCCTGCCGGCGCAACCGAATCAGCCTCGAATCCTGAGTACACCTTGACAGGCTGCTACTTGGAAACTGTCACGCCGATCATGGCAACTGTTGGCGAGCTCTCAGTAGTTGAGGCAACCTTCAAGGGCGGAACCTACGGACGAGACATCACCTGATCTAGTAAGTAATCCGAACCCCGACTAGGAGAACAATGAAACTAACACTCAGCGTCAAGCTCGCCGATGGTGAGACCTACCAAGTCATCACGAACCTGTTCGTGATCATCTCGTGGGAGCGTAAGTTCAAGCGACGAGCATCAGATCTTGCGAACGGGATCGGGATGGAAGATCTAGCCTTCATGGCCTACGAAGCCAGTAAGCAGCAAGGTCATCCAGTCCCGATCTCATTCGATGAGTTCGTCAAGAAACTAGAAGATCTAGAAGTCGTGGAGACTGCGACCGCAGTCCCTACACAGGAGGCCACCGGCGACAACTAGCAGCTCTGCTAGTTGAGACTGGGTTCTGGCCTCCACACATAACATTCGAGACAGACGATCTGGCGACTTGCGTCCAGATCATCAATGAACAAAGACGGAAGACCTAATGGCTGCATCAGTAGGAATTGACTACGCAGGACTCAAAGATGCGCTCCGTGAAATCCAGAAGGTTGATCCTGCTCTCCGTCGCCAGATCACCAAGGACATCAAGTCCGCAATGGATCCTCTCGTCTCTGCGATCAAGGACTCAATTCCGTCGTCGCCACCGTTGACAGGACAAAAGCACAACGGACGCACAGCATGGAAGAACGAGTCAAAGAATGTCGTCGTCAAAGTGGACACGCGCAAAGCTCGCAAACGCAACCTCAGCGCAGGAGCACAGTACGAATCCATCGGAACAGTCAAGATCACCGCTAAAGGTGCAGCTCTCTCCATGACCGACATGGCAGGACGAGGCCCCAACCAGACACGCAACAAGAACCCACTTCGAGCACGCCCAAATTTTGCTCAAGATCTGACCAGCAAACTCCGCAGCCCTTCACGCTTCGTCTGGGCGCGCTCTGACGACTATCTGGACGAGATCACACGGCGAGTTGACACGATCGTTCAAGAAGTCATGGGACAAACCAACAAGAGGATCGTGAAGCGCTAATGGCTATCAACCTCCCCATTATCTCAGAGTGGAACCCTGCCGGCATTGACAAAGCGATCGCCGACTTTAAGCGTCTAGAAACTAAAGGCGAGAAGGCAGCGTTCGCCATCGGCAAGGCTGCAGTCCCTGCAGGGCTCGCTGTCGCAGCTCTCGGCGCTGTCGCTTTTGATGCTGTCAAAGCGTTTGCCGAAGATGACGCTGCAGCCCAAAAACTTGGCACGACTCTCAAGAATGTCACCGGAGCATCAGACGCTCAAGTCTCATCAGTTGAAGACTTCATCTCAAAGACTTCAGTCGCTGCAGCTGTCGCCGACGACGAACTACGCCCAGCTCTTGACTCACTCATTCGAGGAACTGGAGATGTCACCAAGGCTCAAGACCTTCTCGGTCTTGCTCTTGATGTCTCTGCCGGTACTGGGAAGGATCTCGGTGCTGTCTCCGATGCACTCTCAAAAGCATTCAACGGCAACC